CGGAAAGCCGCCTGTCTCGCCCGGTAGCCCCGCCGCCCGGTATACGCCCGCCCCGGGTAGCCGCGCCCAACGTGCGCCCCGTATAGCCCCGGACGCGCCGCCCCGCCGGGTAGCCCGCGCCGCCCCGGTATATGCCGCCCGCCGCCGGGTAGCCCGCCCCGCCCGGGGTGTGCCGGGGTAGCCGCCGCCCGGGGTAGCTGCGCCCGCGCCGCCCGGTAGCCGCCCTCGCCCCGGCACACGGGCTGTGCCCGGGGGTAGGGGGTATCCGATCCTTGGGTGTGCCCGGTGGAGACCGCGGCCCAGCCTCGTGTGAAATTTCGCAAAATTCAAGGCTTTTTCCGGGTTTTTGAAAAGTGCGCCCAAACGGCTATATAGATGAAGGAATTCCTCTGAAACCAAAAAGAAAAAGCCCCGTAAAAGGGCTTGAAGTCACTATTTCGCTGTCGTAGCTCACTGGCAGAGCAGGCGCTTCGTAAGCGCCCGGTTCACGGTTCAAGTCCGTGCGGCAGCTCCACATTTTGAGGAGGAACTTGCGTTATGACGGATTACCATTTTGTTTTTACCGAAGAAGGCGCACATGGCAAATTGCCTGATGGCACGCCTTTTATCATTGACCCTGATTTGGTAAACGAGTTTTCAAAAAAATGTTGGAATACCGACAAGGATGGATACATTCGGAGTTCGGTGCGCGGCTCCTCGCCGCTGATGCTGCATCGCTGGGTAGCAGATGCTTCTTCTTGTTTCCTTGTCGATCATATCAATCGCAACCGAAAGGACTGTCGCCGTTGCAACCTGCGTGTGGTTTCACCACAACAAAATGCTATGAACCACAGTCTTTTCACAACTAACAAAACAGGATATACCGGGGTTTTCTTCGACAAAACAAAGAAGAAGTATGTAGCCAAGGTTGGATATAACGGCAAACGTATATACCTCGGTTCCTCCAAAAACGACATAGTAAAGCTGGCACAGATGTATAACATCGCTGCCAGCTATTTATTTGGTGAATTTGCTGGCGTACTGAATGATGTAGATACTGCGCCACCTTCGCTTCAGAACACTATCATCAGTAAATGCAACAAACATATCGCTGCTTAGGAGGTCATGGCATGAAAATCAACACCGGCATGGACATCCGAACGATTCCTGTATCGCAGATGAAGCCTGCCAAATACAATCCCCGCAAAGACCTGAAACCGGGCGATGCGGCCTATGAGAAGATCAAGCGCAGCCTAACGGACTTTGGGTATGTTGACCCGATTATCTGGAACGAGGTCACCGGCAATATCGTGGGCGGTCACCAGCGCTACAAGGTGCTGACCGCCGAGGGCGCGACCGAGCTGCAGTGCGTGGTCGTTCACATCGAAAAGCCCGAGGATGAAAAGGCGCTCAATATCGTGCTCAACAAAGCCACTGGCGAATGGGAGCCGGTCGCTCTGGCTGACCTTCTGCAGAATCTGCAAAGCGCCAACTACGATCTGGACAGCACTGGCTTCGACGCTGCCGAGATCGATGACCTGTTCAGCAAGGTGTTTGACAAGAATGTCAAGGACGATGACCCCGATATTGACCCGGATGCGCTGAACCCCTTCGTGCTCCCCGGAGATCATTGGCTGCTTGGTCGCCACCATCTGGTGTGCGGAGATGCAACCAGCGAGGATGACCTCAATATGCTCATGGGAGACGTAAAGGCCAACCTGCTTCTGACCGACCCGCCCTACAACTGTGATTACGTTGGCAAGACGAAGGACGCGCTCAAAATCCAGAATGACAAAATGGAGGACGCGGCCTTTTTTCAGTTCATCTATGATGCCTTCCAGAACATCGTGCCGCATTTGGCGCAGGGCGCTTCAGCGTACATCTTCCACGCAGATACAGAGGGGCTAACGTTCAGGCGGGCGTTCAAGGAGGCAGGCTTCCATATCTCGGGTGTTTGCATCTGGGTCAAGAATACGATGGTGCTGGGACGCTCTCCGTATCAGTGGCAGCATGAGCCTGTGCTGTACGGCTGGCTTCCCAACGGCAACCACAAATGGTTCTCCGACAGGAAACAAACCACCGTGTGGAACTTTGACCGTCCGACGCAGAGCCGCCTGCATCCGACCATGAAGCCCATCCCTCTGCTGGCGTATCCCATCAAGAACAGCACCGCACCTAACGCCGTCGTGCTGGATACCTTCGGCGGCTCGGGCAGTACGCTCATCGCCTGCGAGGAAAGTGACCGCATCTGCTACACAACCGAGCTTGACCCCAAGTACGCATCGGTGATCGTGGAGCGGTTCCGGCTCCATGAGGATGGAAGTACCTCCCGCATCCGCTGCCTGCGGGATGGCAAAGAGATGACCTATGAGGAAGCATTCTCGGCGGCGAATCCCGCTGAATAACCAAACCAACCATACCTTCGGAGGTGGTGGCTATGTCCTGATCGGAGGTGATGCCAATGGCGAAGCGTGGACGGAAGCCCAAGCCTACCGCGCTCAAAAAGCTGGAAGGCAACCCCGGCAAGCGACCGCTCAATGAGCTGGAGCCGATGCCGCAGGTCACCATGCTGCGCTGTCCCAACTGGCTGGAGCCGGAGGCTAAAAAGGAATGGCGCAGGCTGGCACCGGTGCTGATCGGCGTGGGCATCCTGACCAGCGCGGACGCAGTGGCTTTCGCTGGTTACTGTCAGGCATACGCCCGCTGGAAGGAAGCCGAGCAGGAAGTCAGCAAGCTGGGCATGGTCTACCGTGACGGTGACCGCATCAGGCCGAATCCGTACATTGCCATCTCCCGAGCCGCCTTTGCCGAGGTGAAATCGCTGGCGGCGGAGTTCGGCCTTACACCTGCCAACCGCACGGCGATCATTGCCAATGCGCTGACGGTGGAAAAGACCAAGAAGGAGCTCGACCCGATGGAGCAGATCCTTGCCTCCACCAGCTTGGATGATGTGATTATTGTAGAGGAAGGAGCTGCAGATGAAGAAGAAACCTGAGAAATACCAATACAAGCCAACGCCCTTCATGCTGCCGACTTCCCATTATGATAAGAACCGCGCAGACCGTGCGGTACTGTTCATCCAGTCGCTCAAGCACACAAAGGGCATATGGTCAGGCAAGCCGTTCTACCTGTTCCCGTGGCAGGAGCAGATCATCCGCGACCTGTTCGGCATCATTAAGGAGAATGGCTATCGGCAGTTCAATACTGCGTACATCGAAATCGGAAAAAAGAACGGAAAAAGCGAGCTGGCTGCTGCGGTCGCGCTGTATCTGCTCTGTGCCGACAATGAGGAAGGCGCTGAGATATACGGTTGTGCGAATGACCGTGCGCAGGCCAGCATTGTTTTTGACGTTGCCAAGGATATGGTGCTCCAGTCCGATCTGCTGATGCAGCGCATCAAAATCGTGGAATCGCAGAAGCGGCTGGTGTACATGCCCACTCGCAGCATCTATCAGGCGTTGTCCTCGGATGTTGCCAGCAAGTACGGCTACAACGTCCACGGCTGCATCTTTGACGAGCTGCTCGGCCAGCCCAACCGGAAGCTGTTTGACGTTATGACGAAGGGCTCCGGCGCAGCGCGTAAGCAGCCGCTCAATTTTATCATTACCACGGCAGGCAACGACCGCACCAGCATCTGCTATGAGCAACATGCCAAGGCAGCTGATATTCTCGCAGGCCGCAAGCATGACAGTACTTTCTACCCGGTGCTGTACTCCGCGCCCGACGATGCCGACTGGACAGACCCAAAGGTCTGGGTGATAGCGAATCCGTCCATCGGACGCACGGTTGACTTTGAGTATTACCAACAGCGATGCGAATCGGCGAAGGAAAACCCAGCCGAGGAAATCCAGTTCCGGCAGTTCCATCTGTGCCAATGGACGAACACCGCTGTGCGCTGGATGCCCATGAACAAGTGGGATGCCTGCCGGGATGAGTATTCGCTGGATCAGCTGCTGGGTCGTCCCTGCTATGGCGGGCTTGACCTTTCTTCCACCAGCGACTTGACGGCCTTCGTGCTGGTGTTCCCACCAACGGAGTACGACCCATATTACCGGACGCTGTCGTACTTCTGGCTCCCGGAGGACACCATCCCGCTGCGTGTACGCCGCGATCATGTGCCGTATGACGTATGGCAGCGGCAGAACATCATCCTGACCACCGAGGGCGACGTAGTACATTACGGCTTCATCGAGCAGTACATCGTCAACCTCGGGCGCATGTTCAATATCCGCGAGATTGCCGTGGACAGATGGAATGCCAGCATGATGGTGCAGGCGCTGCAGGACGATGGCTTTACGATGGTTCCTTTCGGACAGGGCTTCAAGGACATGAGCAACCCGACCAAAGATCTGATGCGTCTGGTACTGGAGCAGTCCCTGCGCCATGACGGGCATCCGATCCTGCGCTGGTGCATGGATAACGTGTATGTCCGCACCGACCCCGCCGGAAACATCAAGCCCGACAAGGAGAAATCCACCGAGAAGATCGACGGCGTGGTGGCCTTGGTCATGGCACTTGATCGGGCACAGCGCAACCTGAACGGCGGCAGCGTTTATGATGAGCGCGGCCTGCTGACCCTTGACTGGTGAGGTGATCCTAATGCCCAAAGCACCCAAACGCCCCTGTCGCTATCCGGGATGTCCGAATCTGTGCGACAAGGGCGTTTATTGTTCCAAGCATATTCAATTT